GTCGCGCGGTCCCCCCATCCTTCGCCAGCCCCAGAGTACCCCAGCGGCATTGTGCTGTCGCTGTCGTCGCTGCCCGTCCGGTCTGCCCCAGACGTCCGGTCGGTCCAAAGGACACCCACAAGCCCCGTCTCATGCTCTCACCGCCGCCTTGTCTTCATCGCATGAGCGATGGCGAGCGGCAGGGTCCGGTTCATCTCCCTTGCCATCGAGGCCGTGAAGTCCTCATAGAACGGCACGCGCTTCGGTATCTTGGTCGTCGGCTTCAGGGCGTACAGGAGCTTCAGTCTGCCCTTGCTGTCCTTGGAGTACAGCATGCCGTTGCGCTTCACGGCGACCTTGAGGTTGCGTGGCCGAAGGCGTGACGGCACACCACGAGACGTGCGCTTGATGTTGCTGACCGGCACGGCGAGGTTGCCACCGCCTTTGGGCGTTCGCGTGCCGCCCTTGGCCTGCATCTGCAAGTTACCGCGATTGAGTTTGTCGTATATCTCAACAGACAGCATCGACTTGGTTGCTCTCGCTTCTTTGGTCGTCAGCGAGGCGGCGATGAAGGATGGGTTGCGTGCGGTGACGTGGGTTGGCCACGTTGTCTTGATCAACAGGTTGCGGGTGACGTCGGCTGATCTGTTCAGGGCCAGCGCGCATGCATACGGTATCTGGCTCTCCGCTGCCTCGTTGAGGCTGAGTGCCGCCTTGCTCAACTCCGCATAATCGAATTCGATCTTGAACATGGGCCACTCCGAAAGGGTGTGAGGCGCGTGCTGAACACCACGAGGGTTCGACCTATGACGAACCGCTGGGAGCCTTGCGAGCCGTACCAGACGCCTCTGGGTTATTTCACTGACCTCCAGCCCACTCATACAACAGGCGAGCGAAGTCCTCGCGCGTCTCCAGTCTGTTCAGCTTGATGGCGGCGAGTTGTTCTCCGACATGCATCAGGTCGCCATAGCTCATCTGCAATACCGCGTTCGACACCTCGCGCCGGTTGTTGATATCGACCCACGCCGCGCCTTCGTCATGGGTGAAAACCGGGTTCGCACTCTTGGCCGTGATCGCCTTACTTCGCTTCGCCATGTTAATAATCCCGCCTTGGTTTGAGGGAAGGGGCGACGACACCCGTTCCGTACCGCCGCCCCTCTCAATCGGCGCATCCTATCGCGGAGCAAGCCGCAACGCTGATAGGTGTCACGCCGATTGGATGCCGACTATTGCATCTGATCCGTTCGCCTGTCCATGAACATCAGCGGCAGCGACTGCACCCGCTCCAGCGTTCCAAGCACGGCCTGCATCCGCTGCATCTGATAATCGGCGAGCGACTGACGGAGCTTGCCGTTGGCGACCAGCCGGGCATAGACCCGTTCGCGCTGCGCCAATTCGCGCTTCACCTCGTCAATCTGTTCTCTGATGCTGATCATTCGTTCGGCTCCAGCACGGTGCGGGCAAGATCGAATGCATCGGGATGCCCTTCCAATATTTCACGCACCACCGCTTCCAGCGCCTCGATGCGGGCTTGCGCCTGCTCAACCTTTGCTGCCGCCTGCTTGAAAAGGTCCATGCGCTCGATGGCGATTGAGCGTAGGCGTTTAAGATCAACTTCCATCGTGGCGATATACTCCACTTGCTCAAGCCCTCGCGTAACTGCCCGATCAAGCCTCGCTTGCAGCTTGTCGATATAGAATTGGTTGTCGGTCATTGCTTGCCCTCCAGAAGTTCGCGGCAGATGCATTCGACGCCGTATGGGTCGGGCGTGCGCATGATTTCCCGCACTCCCTTTTCCAACTCCCTGATGCGGGCGACGTGCCTGTGACAGTCCTGTTCCAGCGCCTCGATGCGGGCTTCCAGCGTGCGCACGTTCGCGCCCTCGTGCCATCTTTCTTCGCTCATAGCCGCCCCTTCGCCCCTCCCTTGCACGCCAATCTTGCGGAGCGTGGATCATCGACACGCCCTGCCGTGCTGATCGCAACAGTCAGGCCGCACTGATCGCACTCGATGGCATAATAGCCGATGCGCTTCGCCGGATAAGGCAGCGCGATTTGGCAGGAGCGTTCTGCACCGCGCGACATATCGAGGTCGATGCCGTTCGGATAGTCGGGGTTCGGTGGGTTCTTCGGCTCTGCGCCACCATCAACCCATTGGACCTTGTGCATCACCGTTTCCCCGTCAGCACTTCGGACACGCGCCCGCCGTTGCGCAGACCGACCTTGATCCCGATATCGTGCATCGTCAGGCGACGATCTTTTGCCATCGCGTGGATTTGCTCCTGCATGTCGTTGGTGATTGTCACCTTACGCGCATTGGCTCTGCGCACCGGAGACTTCCGCACCATCATCTTGACCGCTTGCTTGGTCAGCGCGTCCGCCTCACGTTGCAGTGCGGTAGCCTCTGCCCGTTTCAACTGCGCTTCGGCGAGTAGCCGCCGCGCTCCTACGATATCACTCATTGCTTGCTCCATTGCGTTGCCTTCCAGAATTGTGCCGCGCGGAACCGAAGGTGCCGCGAAGGGTTGATGATCGCGCGGAACTGCGCGCGAATTCCATATGGAGATTGAAATGTCGAACCCACAACAGAAGCAGGCGACTGAACAACTGAAGCAAGCCTTCGCCAAGATCGAACAGGCGAAGTCCAATCCCCAACAGCTTGATCAGGCGATCCGCGATGCCAAGGCGAAGCTGGACGAAGTCTGCAAGGACGATCAGGACTAAATCCCCCACGGGGGCCGGTGGCGTAGGTCACGCCATCGGCCTTCCGTGATTTGCTTTCGATTTTGCCCATGCGATCTGCCGCGACTTGATCCAGCCCCTTGTGTCGTCGGAAATTCTACTCGCTGGCATCACGCCCGCAATCCGATTGTCAGGCCACACCTTCAGCCGCTCGCGGTACTGGTTCGCTGCCCAGCCCGCCTTGTACCCGCGCATTGCAGCATATGCTTTCAACTCCGCGAGGAACGCCGCCTTGTCGAGCATGTCCAGCTTGGACTGCGCAGGCTCTTTCGGCTTCGGCTTCAATTCACGAAGCTCTCCAGCGTCGGCCTTCACCTTGTTGATCACCTCTGCCTTGAACCCGCACGCTGGACAGAGCGACAGCTTGGGCGGCTTCATGTAGGCGCACTTCGGGCATTCCTTCGGCAGCGCGATGGCCTCGATCCTGTTTTCGTGCATCGGCGTCTTGCCATCGTGCAAGCCCACATAGCTGTCATCAATATCGGTGACGAAGCCCAGCCGCGTGTGGTTGTCGCTGTGATCGAGGATCAGACAGTCGTCCTTGCCGTCTGCCGTGCGCAGACCGCGACCGACGATCTGGACGAACAGCATGTCCGACTTTGTTGGGCGGCACATGCTGATGCAGCGGACATCCCAGTCAATGCCGACCGTCAACGTGCCGACGTTGCACACCACCTTGATGTGCCCGCTGTGGAAGTCGCGCTTGATATGTCTGCGCTCCGCATCCTTGGTGAACGCATCCTGATATCCGCACGCCACGCCCTTCGCTTGGAATTGCGCTTGCAGATGTTTCGCGTGCGCACGATCCACCGCGTAGCACAATGTCGGTCGATCTTCGCCCAGCGCGAGCCAAGTATCCACGGCGTCGGCGACCAGCTTGCTCTCGCTCATCTTCGCCGACAGTTCGCCTTCGTGGTAGTCGCCAGCGACCGTCTTGATGCCCGACAGATCAGGATGCGACGGCGCATAGACCTTGAACGGCGACAGCGTGCCCAGATCGATCATGCCTTGGATGGTGCCCGCCTTGTGGAAGTGGTCGTACCAAGAACCAAGACCGCGCGTCCAAGGCGTTGCGCTCAAGCCGATGAACGGGATGTTCGCCCACTCTGGCATCTTGTCGCCGCTCAACCAGCGCTCATAGAACTTAAACCACTTGTGGCACTCATCGATGATGACGAAGTCCGCCTTCGGCAGTATCGCGCGCTTCATCAGCGTTTGAATTGATGCGACTTGGATTGGTCGGCTCCAGTCGGTCATCGGGTGATCAGCTTGGATAGCGCCCACCTCGTAAATGCCTTGGCTGGCGAACATCTCGATGGTCTGATCCACCAGACCGATCTGGGGTACTGTGAACAACACTTTTTTGTTGCGCTGCCTTGCGCTCTCGACCAGCGCCGCCGACAGCACGGTTTTTCCGTAGCCGGTTGGTGCCTGCATGCAGATGCGGCGCTTCTTATCGGCGACCGCATCGCGCAGCGCCTCGATGGCGTCCTTCTGATCGTTCCGCAACTCTCTAACTGTCATAGCCCAGCACCCTTTTCATTTCGCGGACGACAGCGCGATAGGCTTTGATTTCCTCTTCCAGTCGCTCGATCTTTTTCTTCGCCTCGATCAACTCAAGTTTTATCGCATCTCGCTTGCTCACAATTTCCCCTCTCGCAATGGATCATTGAAATCGCCGTGCTTCGTCGGCGTCAGCACATCGATGCGCCTCGCTGTCCTGTCGCGATGCGCTTCGAAGACCAGCCGCTTGGCCAGTGCATAGGCCGCAGCCTGCCCCGTGTAGCTCGCATCGTTGTCGGCGAATATCGTGATCGATAGCACGCCGGTCGGCGGCGACCATTGCTCCAGCATCACGGACGACGTCGTCGCCCACACCGGCATGCCGAACATGAGTGACGCCGACAGCGCGGTCTCGATGCCCTCCGCAATTCCCATTTCAGGCGCGACAGGTCCAAGACGAATAGCGCCACCCTTCGGCAGATCGCCCGGCATGAACATGCGATTGGGCTGCACGTCCGCCTTGCGCCCGTCCTTCGTCAGATACGTCCGATGGATTTGCTTCGGTTTGCCGTCCGCGTCGCACATGCGGGCGATCATCGCCGGATGCGCAGTCGCTGTGGGGAAGTGCGGCAGATGCGTGCTGCGCAGAGCCGCGCTGCCAATCGTGATGCCGCGCGCCTTCAGGTACAGGTCAACCGGGTCGCCATCTGTCAGCGTGCTTGCCGCCATCCACATCCTGTTCAACTCTGCGCTGGATGTGCCCGCCTTCAGCTTGATCACCTTCGCTGTCGCCTTCGGCAGATTGCCGATGATCTTGTCTACCTCGTCGGCGGCTTTCTTGAAGTCCCAACCGTGATACGTCTGGAGAAACTTGAAGCCCTTGCCGCTGCCGCACTGCGAACAGAAAAAATCCCCGTCGCCTTGCTTGTCATCGAACCGGAAGCGATCCGTGCCGCCGCAGAACGGACAGGGCTGATGCTTGCCGTTGAGAAAGCCGGTGGGGACGCCCAGCGCCGGGAGGATTTCGCGCCAACGTCCATGCGCTGCGGTGATCGTGTTTTTCTCGATCATGAATTCCACCATCGTTGCAGCCGGATCATCGCGAACGCCGTTGCTCGCATCGCGCGGATCACCAGCACCAGAAGGATCACGCTGAAGGCGTAGAATAACAGCCAGAGCATTTTGAGCGTGCTTAGTGGTGATGGAATGCGCATTCACAGGTTCTCCCGCGCCACATCGAAGTTGATGCAGACGGCGGTCCCCGATGGATCATCGAGATTGTCGGTGATCGCTGGCCACACCGTCACTGGCGGTCTGCCCCTGAAATACAGCGTGATCGTTCCGCTCGCCGTGCGCGCCATCGTGATCTGATCATCGTGGTACAGTTCGCCGGTTTTTAATTTCGCCACGCCTCTCTCCTATTACTCAGACTGTATTCTTTTCTAATTACCTCTTCTTGGTCCTGTGGTTGCCCGAACTCCCCCTTACCCCCTCACTGACGCTCTGTGCGCCGGTCAGCCGTTCGCGATCCGGCGAGGTGCCGGTCGGTTCCGAACGAACGAGGGTGGGGGAATTCGGATCGCCCGCGCGGACGTCCCTAGACCAGCACAAGCACCGTTTTTGCCACGCGATGCAATCTGGTCAGGGCAAAGCCCTCACTCCTGCAACGTGCGATCTGGAACCAATTGTATGCGGTGGGGCTTGATGATAAACGCAAGTCACGGTAGATTTGCGTTTAAGAGCGAGCCTTGCACTAACAAGGTTTTCGATCAGAAGGGCGGATGGCTTTGACGAGCCGCCGCCCTTCGCCTTTTCAAACTGCGCTGCGTCGGCCCGATTTGGCAAGACGGTCTGTCATCACTTTTTTCGAAATATTTCCCTTGCACCGCTAATAGCCGTGTCGCCCGTGCTGTACCCACCAGATGTTGATTTCGGTGCCTGTGAATAGCGGGGATCACCGCCGTGCGCGGAACAGCGGCGTCTGCCGCACCGCAACATCAGGACGCAGATAGCCGCACTGGTAACTCCAGAGCGCGCAGGCGTCGGCCTCGTCTGTCGTCTCGACCATCCAGCCCAGATCGCGGCATTGCTGCACCGTCTGCGGCTTGGCGATGCTGGATTTCATGTTGCTGCCAATGAAGTGCGCACGGACTTGCGCCACCGTGGCTTCGCGAAGCTCCACGCGATTGTAGCACCACTCTTCCAGATGCTCCGCGAGACCCATCAGCACCTTGATGGTGTTGATGTTGGTTTTGCCGTGCATCACCATCGGCAGCGCAGGACTTTCGAAGACGACCAGATTGGTCTTGTGCGCAGACAGGAACAGATCGAGCCACAATCGAAATGCGCGATAAGCCGCAGCGCGCGGCTCACCAGTCTTGACGAAGCGAAGATGTCCGAAGGTCGGCACAGTGCCGGGTTTGCCAAACGCCCATCCCGTCACGCTCGCAAGATCGAGCGCCAGCACGCTGCCCGTAAAACTCATTCAATATCCAATCATCCATATGAACCAGTATCCGGCAGCGAAGGCGGCGAACCCGATCATCAGATGCAGCCGCCATCGCCTTGTCGTCATCGATTGTTCCATTCGTCCACCGCCCACGCGACCAACCATCCAACGATGATGCCAGCGACACATGCCAGCACCATTATTGGAACCCAATCAGGCAAGCCTGAATGCCGCCCCGCCTTCACGGCGGCGCTTGCGCATCGAAAGTGCGCCGACGCCAAGGAAGCCCGCAATCATCATTGCCCACGTCGATGCTTCAGGCACCGCCGCAGTCGGAATTGGAGTGGCGTCAATTCTGAAATGTTCAAAATCGTTGATCATGCCACCGACCTTGAGGAACAGATCAATGTCGGTGATGACCTCGCCGTTTGCGACGGAGAAATCAAAACCGTTCTGCTGGTTGCCGTTACCAAGATCGTAACCGCCGCCACCAAGCCCTGCGACATTTCCTGCAAGGCCGGTGAAGTTGAACGTCTCAGCCGTGCCGTCTGCCTTCACAGCCGACACGCGGAAGAACACGTCGCCAGTGCCCTTGAGCGAGAAAATATCCCGCGTGGTGCCAAGCTGGATCGTGTTGGTGCTGTCGAAGACAGTGATATCCAGATCGCGCGTGTTGACGATCTTGATGTCCTGTCCGTTGGCCGCGCCAGAAAATCCAGTGGTGTTCGACACGTCGAAAAATCTCACCACCTCGTTGTTCTGACCATTGAGATGACCAAGGATCAGGCGAGAGTTGAGCGGATCAATGCCGGTGAAAACGACATTGTTGCCGGTGCCGCCAAGCCCCGTAGTGTCGAGCAAAACATCGGCGCTGGCAGGCACGGACAATGCGACCAGCGCAGTGCAGGCTAAAAGAAACTTCCTCATCTTCTATTCTCCTCAAGGTGCAGTGTCGCACCGCATAGCGCAGCGGAGTTCTGCGCTGGTCGTTGCGTCACTCTGGAAATTCGTAATCGTGAACCATCAACCACGTCTTGAGGCCGCGCCGTAGAATTTCCTGCATCGTAATCTTATGATCGAACGCGGCTTGGCGCATCACCGAATGCACCTCGTCCTTGATCAGAAAAACCACTTGCTTCATCTTCGCACGGTCCTTGCGCTCCAACGTGACGCCGACTTCCTTCATGGCCGTGTCCGCTGCACCAGCAAGCTCCGTGTAGTGGCGATGCTGGAGCGCTTTCGCTTCAGCCTCGTCGCGCAACCTTTTCTGTGTCGCCTTCTCCGCTGCGATCTCCTCCGGTGTCGGCTTTCTGTTGGCCCTTTCCTTCGCAGCCGCCTCATAATGTTCGCGCGACTTCTTCATCGCTTCGATGTTGGACGCTGTGTGATGCATCAGGTCTGGGATGCTGCCGCTCAGTTGGTACTTGAACGCACTCTCAAAGTCCTCGTCGGTCAGGACGGACAGCCGCAGGATTTCTATGATGCGACTGTCACTGATTTCCTTCATAGCAGGGTCATCGAATGCCTTGCGGATCACGAATATCTTTGCGCTCTGGGTTTCGCACTTGGAGACATCGACCGCCTTGAACAGCTTGCCCATCTGACGCCATGCGCGCAGCCGCACTTCGTTGAACATCTGGACGGTCTTGTCGTCTTTGATTTGCTTATAGTAGGCGGCGAACGCCACCGACTTGTCTGCGATGTCCTTGCACTCATCGATGCGGTGACACGCGGTGATCGCCGTGCGCATTTTGTTGTAGACCACGAGATGCTTGTCGGCTCTGGAGACGGTGAGGGTGTTCATTCTGCAATCCTAACGAAGCGCGCTTGCTCTTTCGGGCACATGAGCGATGGATTGCTTGCTGCGGTTCTCTTGGTGGTGTCCTCTATGTGGGAGACGGTCCACTGATCGCGCAGCTTGCCGTCCATCACCGCCGCGTATTTCAAATCCTTCGAAACATTGACGTACCAATCCGGTGGTTCGAATGTTTTGTTGGCGTGATCGGCAATGATAGTTGGGAATGGAAAGTCGGCGCAGGATGTGAACGTCAGGGTGCGCCCCTTGATTTCGAAGCGCCGCCAGCGATCCTCTCCCGGCTTGCGAGCAAGCAAGTCCTCACCGTCGCTGTACACGCCCTTTTCTCCGACGCGCGTCCGCATCTTCACTTCGGTGACAATCGTTTCGTAACCCTTGCGCTTTAGATACGCCTCAAAGGCCAGAACCGCCTTCAACGATCCGGCGACCGCCGCCCTGAAGCGGCGATCCTCAACCTGTTCCTGTTCCGGCGTCATTTTCCACGCCCTCCGCGCTTGCCCGCCTTCATGTTCGTCAGCTTGCCGCCGACTGCCTTGGCCTTGACCTTGGTCAGCGCAGCCCTGTCGATCAGTTGCTTGTTTTCCTTCACGCGGTTTTCGCGCCACTCTCTCAACTGCGCCTCGCGCGGTCCCATTTTCTTTTCCGACATTGCTTGCTCCTCTTGGTTTCGTAGGGTGCTGAAAAAATCCCGCGACGTCTGAACGGCGCGGCCTTCAATTCATTGCGAGATAATAATCCACCAGCGGATGCGGGCCGTAATATTCGGTCATGTCCAACGCCATCTCGCGCGTCAGCAACAGACCTTTGCTGTAGCCCTTGAAATAGAGAACGATGCGCGGCGCACCGCCAACTCTCTCCATCTCAACGGCGGAAATCTCGACCAACATCGGGTCGGTGATGTCTTCTGGCTTCAGGTAGCTCGCCATCGTCCCATCTCCTGTAATATTCGACCAACCATCGGTCGATGTCGTCCTGCGAGAAGCGGTATCGATCCATGCCAGCCCAGAATTGTTCTTTGTTAATCTGGTCGAGGCCGTAGCGTTTCAACAGATCGTTCAGATATTCGAACTTGGTCGGTCGCTTCGCCGTCTTTACAGGACGTTTCGTCATTGCTTCATCTTCAATTGCTTGAGCGTCAGGCGGCACACGCGCTCCGCATCGCTGAAACGCTGCCACGGTCCACCGTCGATCAGATGGGCTGGCTGTTTGCCGAATGGCGTCATGTCTGCGCCGACATTCTTCCAACTCGCCATGTAGCCAGACCACTCTGGATCATCGACCTCTTCCTCCAGCGAGATGACGAACGAATAGTTGCCGCTGCGCGCCGCCCATAGCTTCTGCCCATGAAGGACGCTTGGCATTGGTTCGAAGCGCAGCGACATGACTACGCCGCGCCCAACTGGTGGACGTTGCTTTCGTCCGCAGGCGGGATCACGTCTTCCAAGTCGGCCTGCGCTTCCTTCTTCGCCGCCTTCGTCTTCGGCTCTTTCGGCAGCGGCGGCAGATCGGAGAACAGTGCAAGCTGCGCCTTGTCGCCGTGCGCCTTGACGACCTTGTGGAGTATCTTGCGGTTCTCCGCTTCCAGTTCAGTGATCGCGCCGGTCAGCTTCGCCTGAAGCTGTTCGATCTTGACTTGGAGCTTCATCACCTTCTGCGGAATACCCTGCGCTGCGGCACGCTCATACACCGCCGCGATCAATTCGCGCTGGCGGCGCGCGGCATTCATGTACTTGCCACGCGCGCTGTCGATCTGTTCGTTTGCTTCGCCGACATCCTTGAGGATGCCGTTGATGAACTTCGGAGTTACTTCCACGTCCTGTTGTTTTGCTGCTTTAGCCATGTGACTTCCTCAATGCTGCCGGTTGGAGGTTGTTGTACAGGCGATGATGCGTCGGGCAGTACGGCGAGCCTGTAGCGGAGCGAGTGCGACCGCAGCACATGCGCAGTCCATCCGTGCCGATCTTGTCGAGGATGGCCTTGCAGCCAGCTTCGGTGTTGTCGAGATAGTTGACGCCGTCCGCTGGCTCTTCGCGGACGACAATTTCGGTTTCGAAATCCTGTTGCTTGCTCGCGATGTTCATAGGCGTGCCCCTTGCCCTTGGCCGTGGTGAAATCTTCCGTACTGGTTCGGTCCTGACGAACGACTGGTCTTTCGCCAGCCGCCACTTGCGTCCGCTGATCGCGTTGCGCGAGAAAGTGTAACCGGCTGTCGCCATGTCGCGAGCCACCGTCGTCAGAGTGCCGCCAGCTTCCCACAGTTTTCGGAGCATCGCATCGGCTTCGTCTGTCCAGTCCATCCCGCCGCCTCATTCGAAAATGTCCGGTCTGATCTTTTTCGGCGGCATCTTCAGAATTTTGGCAACAACCCTGACCCAATGCGGCGGCACACGCTTCCACTGATAGACCGCCTGCCGGGTGATGTTGCAGGCTCTGGCTATCCGCGCGGGCAATCCGCGCGTGGTAAGGATCAGTTCGCAAATCTCGTCTGGCCTCGTCGCCGCCATCACCTTGAAAAACCACCGCATCTGGTTGGAAAATCCAGCCGCGACCATAGCAATAGCGGCTGTGGAAAGTAAAGGCGTCATTGCCAATGGGGACCAAATCAGTGTACAACCGGAGAGTTGAGCAAATCACCGGCACGGGTCGCCGCTGATGGTTTGCTCAGGGCGCGGGCATCCGGTTTTCTGTCGCCCGCGCCCGTCATTTTCAGAACGGAGCAAGCAATGTTGATGAAGACAACCACCAAGCTGGACGAACACGCCGCCGCGATACGAACCCTTGGCAAGCAAACGGTCGCGAGCATCATCGAAATCGGGAAGCATCTGATCGCCGCGAAAAAGATCGCTGGACACGGCGGTTGGACACCGTGGCTGAAGCACGAATTCAATTGGTCTGCGAAGACGGCGCAGAATTTTATGCGCGTTGCAGACGGCAAAAACGTAACCGTTACGAGTTTAGATTTGCCGGTGAAGAGCATGTACCTCCTGACTGCGCCGAAGACATCGCAGGCAGCGCGCGATGCCGTGGTGGAGAAGACCAAGACCACGAAGCTGAAGCACAAGGACGTGGCGAAGATCGTGAAGGACGCCAAGCCGACGAAGGCGCTGAAGGTGCCGGTCAAGCCCAAAGCGAAGTCAGCCAAAATAATAAAGCTGCCGCCAGTCTCGCTGAACCAGCAAGTCAATCAATGCACGCGCGAGCTTGGCGGCTTTCTCGATGACTGGATTGCAAGCACCGAAAAATTCTGGACGGAGAACCACACCGATCTGAATGAAGAGGGCCAGTCCGCCCTCATTCACTTCACGATATTGAGCGCTGATCGTCTCACGCGGTTGGCACAAGCGCTCGATAGCAACACTCAAACCGCAGGAGCAAGCATCAATGGCTAAAAAAAGAACCTTCACTGACCCGGCAACGGGTATCGTCTATCCGTTGTTCGAAGCTGAAGTGGATTACACCTGTGCGGTCTACAAGACCGACAGGCGCAAGGCCGTCATCGGCGATCCGGCAGCGTGCATCATCAGCCTTGGCTTGAAGCACAATCCGGATGTGATCGTGGCGCACATCGGCGGCGGCAAGGATGCCTTTGTCACGTTCAAGGGCAAGGGTCGGTTCAAGGCCCACACCAAGCACTATGTTGTCCTCGCCAAAGCCGCCAAGGTGCGCGATACGTTCGACACCAAAGGCGCACCGGCAACGCAGCACATCACGCTGTCGGCCCCGACTGCCGGTCGCACGCTAGATGCTCGCGAACGTATGAACAAGCGCCGCCGCGCTGAAATCAAGAACGGCTCTCCGGTAAAGAAACGCGCCACGCCAAACCGCCCGCGCATCACGCGCATCGGTGCAGTCAACAGACCGACTGCGATCATTTCCAATGGCGCGGTTTCGATGCCGATGCTGGAAGACGCATAACATTCCCCGCCGCGCGACAATCTACAAATCGCGCGGCGGGACACCCATCGGAAATTCACAGAGAGCAAAAGCCCAATGAACGTCACGAAATGGAACGGCAAGCCCATCACGAAGCCGGGCTGGTACTCAGGCATCCCCATCGAGCGCTACCACTCCAAGGGCATGTGCGATGGCCCGGCAGTGTCGTCATCCGATCTGCGGATGTGCTGGAGCAAGTCGCCTGCGCATATGTACGCGCGCTGGGCAGAGAACCCTGAACGCGAAGAGCGTGAGCCGTCGCGCAACATGATCTTGGGATCAGCGGCGCATCATCTGTTCCTTGGTGAAGACGGCTTCAATCTGAAATTCATTCAACAGAAGCTGACCTATCGCGACAAGGTCACGGCGGAAGAGAAGCCGTGGAATAACAACGCCGCCGTTTGCAAGGCGTGGAACGATGCGCAGACGAAGCTGGGATTGACCATCGTCAAGCCGGAAGAATTCAAAGCCATCGTGAAGATGGCAGAGAGCCTTGCGGTCGATCCGATGGTGATGAACGGCATCCTGAATGGTCGCGTGGAATGTTCTGGATTTTTCAAGGACGTGCCGACCGGCCTGTGGGTCAAGGTCAGGCCCGACGTGATCCCGATTGGCAGCGGCGACTATGTGGACCTGAAGACCGCTGCCGACGTGACGACCGTGGCGCTGCAATCATCGATCAGATCATACGGCTACCACATGCAAGGCGCGCTGGTGATGGACGCTGCGGCGGTGCTGTCTCCAGAAGTGGAGAAGAAACAATTCGTGTTGCTCTTCATCGAGACAGCCAATCCATACTGCGCTCGCGCCGTGCCGCTGGAAGAAAAAGACCTCGTGCGCGGCCTCGATCAGAACGCGGCGATGATGAAGTGGGTCGCGGAGTGCATCGAGACGAAGCGCTGGCCGGGACCGGGCGGCGAAGACGAAGGCCGTCCGCTTGGACTTGGCAACGATGAGCGCGCCCGCATTGATGAACGCCTGAAGAGGGGAGGACGGTGATGGTCAGACCAAAGGTCACGGAATTCGATCAGTATGTCGGCGAGCGCATTCGCGAGGCGCGGCTGGACATCAAGATGTCGCAGAAAGATTTGGGCGAGTTGATCGGCGTGTCGTTCCAGCAAATCCAGAAGTATGAGACCGGAGCCAATCGCGTCAGTGGTGCGCGGTTTGAATTGCTGGTGACTGCACTGCGTCGGCCACTCACCTACTTTTTCCCGAACGGCACCGACGTGCGCTCAACCGCTGATCCAATCATGAGCCAATTCATTTCCAGCAAGCGCGGTCTGGAGATGGCGAAGAAATTCCCGCGTCTGGGCAATGCAGCGCAAGGCGTGGTGATGAAAGTGGTCGATGAATTCTTATCGAAGGAACATGCCCAATGATTGACGTGACCGAAATCGAAAAGCGCGTGGACCGCGCGGTGACTGCCGCGATCCCCATGAGTGCCAACATGGGCGGCATCGAGCTTACCCAATACATCCACATGATGGAGTTGGCGAAGACGATGGCGACGTGTCGCGCTGCGATCCCGGCGTGGCTGCGTGCATCAGTCGGCGACTGTCTTTCAATCTGGCAGCGCGCCGCGCGGTGGGGACTTGATCCGTATTTCGTCGCGGAGAAATCCTACATGATGACGAACCGGCAGACCGGCGAGACGCGCATCGCCTTTGAAAGCCAGTTGATCCACGCCGTCATCGAGAGCCTTGCACCGCTGAAGGGCAGACTGCGCCACGAGATAAAGGGCGAGGGTGACGAACGCTATTGCGAAGTGTGGGGCACGTTCAAGGGCGAGGACGCGCCGCATCGGTTCAAGAGCGAGACGCTTGGCAAGCGCGTGAAGGACATCGGCAAGAGCGAGAAGGGATATTTTCGAGGCTCGCCGCTGTGGCTTCAGAAGCCCGAAGTCCAACTGTTCTATGATGCGTCACGCGATTGGGCGCGCATCAATTGCCCTGACGTTCTCGCTGGCGTCTACACGCGCGATGAACTGACCGACCACGAACCAGTGGACGTGACACCAGCACCCTCGACGCTGGCAGAGAGATTGCGTGCTGCGAAAGATCAGCACGCAGGAGACCGTGGCTTCGATGCCGACCACATCAAGAATGAGGTGGCGAAGAACGGAAGCACGGTGATCGACGGCAGCGCCAATTCCGACGCGGCCAATGTGGAGACGGGTAATGAGCCTGACAATGAGCGTGACATGGACCAACGGATCAGCGGCGGTCCAGATCGAGGCGGGGACGCTGACGACCAAGGCGGAAGTGAAGGCGCTGGCGATGGAGCTTCGGAAGGTGGAGAAGCTGTTGCCGGATCGCCTGCGCCGCACGGCGAAGAAAGCGACCAAGTCGAAATCTTCCCGCCCGACCGCAAGCCCGAAGCGCAAAGCAAAAAGCGCAAGCGCTGATGCTGCGGCAACGTCGGCCCCGGCAGAGTGATCTGAAATACCTGAAGTGGCTCCGCACGCAACCATGCGCGTGCGGATGCCATCAGGCTCCACCATGTGATGCGGCGCATCTGCGCTCGCGCTCGCTGAAGTACGACAAGGAGAGTGGCTACGGGAAACCGGATGACAGGTGGGCGATGCCCTTGAAGCACGCGCATCACATGGACCAGCACAATCACAACGAACTTGAGTGGTGGAAGGCGCGCGGCATTGCCGATCCGTTCGCTCTCGCAATTGAATACTATCGGCGCTTTCAACAGGAGCAAGACCAATGACAGAAGCAACCATCAGGACACTACCGCGAACCGGCGACGGCGTTCGCCATCCGGTCGCACAGCTTGACCAACTGGAGCGCGAGCTACGGCACAGCGCGCCTGCGGTTCGCGAGACCGCCATTGAAGACCTTGGCCGGATGTCTGCCGACGCCGTGCTTGCACAGTACGAAAGCGCTGCGCGGGAATTCGAAGTGATGGGCGAAGAGGTCAAGGACCGGATCGAGAAGTTGAGAGCTTCGCTGGAGGAAGCCGACGCCAGCATGAAGTTGCTGACCGAAGCCGCCAAGGCGATCCGCGACAAGGGCAAGCTGGCTCATGCGCAGATCGAAGAGATGAGCAACGTGGCCAAGGTGATCCAAGGTCTGCACGCCGACGTGATGAAAAAGATCACCGGATGAAACTGACGCTGCACGTCATCCTTGGCGGCGCAGCGTTGCTCGCGCTGGTGATCACGCTCGCATTCGCGCGCCAGTCACCAGCGCCAGTCGCAGTCGCATCACCGCCTGCCGAACAGGAGCCTCTGAAAAAACAAGACAGGGTTCCGGTGCGCGTCGTCGCCATCGAAGCACTCAAGAAGGCAATGAGCGAACCGAAGTTGGTGCCGACCGAAACGATCCGCGCCGAACCACCACCCACCATTATCCCGCCGATTGTCCAAGTGCAGGAAGACGAGCCTGCGCCGAAGCGACGGCGGGTCAAGGCAGCGACGGTCAAGCGCAGCACCGACATCTGCCAGCGGCACGGCATGCGCAAAGTCCAGTACGGCAAGCGATGGAGGTGCAGACGATGAAGGACGACCTCAAATCTACGCGCGACCGCCTGATGCGAGGCGCGTCCAAGTGGGTTCCGTCGATCTTTGATAGTCCAACGCCATTGCTGCCGGTCAACCCACCCAAGAAGGAGAAGCCTGTGGCCTACACCCACTTCGAACCCTGCACGATTAAGGTCGGCGATTTTCCGAAGCGCGCAGCGAAAGCGAAATGCGGTCGATGCAGCAACACGGATACGCTGCCGATCAACACCGCGAGAAGCCACGGCAACGATGACGACGTGGTGGAGAAGATGGTCAGCGACAAGTTCGAAAAAATCGGATGGTTGATTGGAAGGACGCCAGCACAGGACAGATGCCCTTCGTGCTTCGCGGCAATCAGGGCATCGAGAAAGAGGAAGGACGCCATGAAGAACAGCACGAGCGAACCCGCGACTGTGGAAGTGAGCAACAAGATCGTCCAGATGCCGCAACTCAACGTGCCGCCGCAGGAAACCAAGCGGCCTACGCGCGACGAGCGCCGCATCATCTATGAAAAACTCCGCGACGTGTACGTCAATGAGACTGTCGGTTATATGGCAGGCTGGAGCGACAAGAAGGTCGGCGATGATCTGGGAGTGCCGTGGGCGTGGGTCAGCGCCCAGCGGGAAGAACACTTCGGACCAGACATTGACGAGGCCAAGGTTTCGCTGATCAATGAGGCCAAGGCGGTTCTGATCGAAATGAACGCCGCGAGGATCAGCGCCAATCCAATCGTCGCTCTCCTGCACGAGGTGAACAAGCGCGCCGAAGCCATCGAGCAACATCTGAGGGAGTTGACCAGTGCCAACTGATCGCACGTTCACCAATCCGGACTACGGCAAGGAAGTTCGCGTCGAGGTCATGGACAACGAGGTCGCGCTGGTGTTCGTCGCGGAGAGCAACGCCAAGGCCGACGCTCTCGCCGACAACATCCTTGGTCAGTTGAAACGGGGATCAATCAACATCACGATGATGGGCTATCCGACAGGGATAACCAAACTCCGGTGAACATCATCTCCACCATCTGCCCGCACTGTGACGCGGAGTATCACGCGCCCACCTACTTCGTGGCGGCACCGCCTGACGCGGTTCCACATGACGGTGACGCGGTGCTTTGCGTGATGTGCGGGGAGTGGTGCATCTATGACGACGAAGAGAGCGGCGGGCTTCGTGCGCCGAACAAGCACGAGGCCCGCAGCCTGAACGACGACGAACGGTCCCGGTACATCCGGCAGGCGTGGCACGATTTCACCGCCACGCGGAATTGAAATTGCCTGAATGATTTCCAGCACTTACCGTTCTGCATGATCCTCATCTGCGAAGCCTGCCACCGCCGCTGGAAGCTGCCGCATCGAGCGCAGCGCCGGGCGACGTGCCCGAAATGCCACACCCGGCGAGCATCATCTGGGCAACGACGTGGGTGGATGATCAGAAAAATGGCCAGCGCGGCCCGTACAGAGGTTTTGCCCGCTGGCCGCCCTCCGACATGGTCAGAGCTTCAGGCGCTCATGGACGAGGCGGACGCCGCCAGCGCGCGGGCACTCAAGGCGTTAGCACCCTTTACAGATCGACGGCGGACCTGACGGGTACGGCGGCAGCGGCGGGACTTCCGACCGCCGTTCAGCGAAAGGGCACCAGCCCGAACACCGACAGGATGCCGACGATCACCAGCACGGCGATGATGATCATCAGCCCCTTGCCAAGGAAGCCCTCCTCGACGTTCACATTCATCCAGAACTTGATGACGAACGCGATCAGGATCAGGACGGCGGCGGCGACAAGAAAATACATGGTCACTCTCCCTCTGGCTTATCGACCGCCTGCGGCATCGGATGATTGAACGGCTTGATCACCGCATCCGGTTTGCCGTCGTAATTCTCATCCGGAATATTCTGGTACAGCAACGCCTCGCTCGCGCGCCGCCGCGTCAACCCGGCCAACACTTTCCCGTTTGCTTTATTCCACTTCGGGAATTCCTTCACCGCGCCAGCGTGATCGCCAGCGTTGACCTTCTTTAAGAGCGTGCTGCCCTTCAGCGCACCGCTCCCGCAATTATAGGCGAAGCTCACCAACGCATCGAACTGCCACGGGTGCAGCAACACCTTCACCATCTTCCGCACCTCGCTGGTGAACTGAAGCATGTCCTTGCGCGCGATGTCGTTGCATTGCTGCATCGTCCAGACGGTGTCGGGCGAAATCTTGTGGCCGTGTTCTGATGTCGTCCCCCATCCACAGGTCCACACTCCAGCGGGGCATTTATATGCCTTATATTTATCTTCCTTGCCGACGCGCTTCATGCAGCTTTCGAAATGCTTAATCAGGTTGACGCCTGCCTGTGTCAGTTCGCGATCCTCGTTCATTCGGGTTCTCCTTCAGATGAAGCTCTCCACTATTTTTGCGATGGCGATGATGACGCAAGCCCACAATGCCACCGCCACCAGCCTGTCGCGTGTCACGTCTTCGGTCCTTGCTTGCAGTCGCGAATGTCCTTGACCATCTGCGCGATCAGATCGGTCTGGTTCTTGTTGCGCTCTGCGGCGTTGCTCGCGACCTCGCCCAGCACATAGGCGGCGAAGGCGAGGAAGCCGATGTTGACCACCAGCAACGCGATGGCCAGCGGAACCGACCGCATCGCCTCGACCGTTGTGCTTGCGACCTTGCCGACCTGTTCTGGAATAGTCATCGCGGCTCCGTCTTCTGCGGTGAGATGTGAAGCTCGCGCGTCATCACATCCACAATGCGCTCGATGCTGCGTTCGTTTTTTTCGATGTCCTGTTGCAGTTTGGCGATGTTCAATTTCATCTCCTCCATTCTCAGGACAGTGTACTCAGCGCCGCGTGTCTCCATCGTGTGGACGCGGACTTCCAGCTTCGTCATGTACGCGAGGAAGCTCGCGCCGCTCGCGCCGATGACGAGCAACTGACCCAGCAGAAAGACGATCAGCGTCGTCTGGTGTTCGCTCAACCAGCTTTTGACCCGGTCGTTCACGTCGGCCACCCATCGGCCCGCCTCTGATTATCCGCGCAATCCGCCGCGCGGCTTCAACCATTATACGCCTGCGTTGCTCGCACGTCCTGCACGTCACGCTGCCGCTGCCTCCAATTGTTCGACGCGCGCCTTTAATTCCTTCACCGCATTCAACAGCGCATAGATCAACGGCGTGGTGTCCAGTTCATGAATGTCGGGCACTTCCACGCCGTCGATAAACCCTGCGCGCTTCGTCACCATCTCAGGCATCACCTGATCGACATCCTGCGCGATCAGGCCGACGAACGGCTTTGCTGCGACCGCCACGTCATGGTGATGGCTGTTCTCGTAAGGCGCTGTCGTCGGTGCCTTGCGCTGCGGTTCGGGGATTTCCTTGCCCTCGGGATCGAACTTCTTCGGCAGCGGCTTCCATGCCGGTGGCTCTGGCGTCTCGTTGGCCTTGAAGGTGTAGATCATCGGGTTGAGCTTGGCGATGTCATCGAGGCCGCGCTTGTATTCCGCCTCGACGTTCTTGGTGCGCGCATCTGAAATATCAATCCACGATCCGCCACCGGGACAATAGCCGCGCGCACTGACGACAAGATTGCCGTCCGGTGTCCAGCGGTTGTTGATGTTGACCATGTAGATGCCGCCGTTCGGCCAGAACAGGTTTGAGCAAACCACCTGTCCGGTCTCGCGCGGGATTTGGATCGGCGCGTCCCACAGATTGCCGCCGCCGTCGCAGCGATACAGCATGAAGTCGCTGCCGACATTGTAGCTGGTCTCGTTATTCCAGTTGCCCAAGCACATGATCCAGCGCGAGGAGTTGCCCGTCGCGCCTGTGATGGTGTTCGCTGCGCCTGCCGCGCCCTTCTTCAGGGCTAAAGCGCAGTCGGCCACGCCGGGAGTTGTTACGTTTATGCCGCCGCCTGACGGGCAGTTCAGCGTGATGTAGCCGTTGAAGATCGCCTCGCCGTTGAGACGCTTGATCAGAAGCGGATTGCCCAGATAACCGCCAGCGTCTCCAAAGCGAAGGAAGGCGAGATCGGAGCCAGCGTTGCCGCCGCTCTCCGCAGTCTCGTCGCCAATCTTGATGGCCCAGCGCGGGTTTGCGCCGCTGTTGCCGTATATCTGGTTGGCTTGACCGCTGCCGGTCTTCTGCATCGAGAACGAGGCGTAGGCTTCGCCTTTAATTAAAAGATTACGAAGCGTGGTCTGGCCGGTCGAGCGCCTGATGTGCAGCGGAGCGTACAGACCATTCACACCGGCGTCCTCGTAGGCGGTGATGGCGAAGTCCGATCCGACGTTGCCGCCCGTCTCCGGCGATCCTTCGCCCATCCGTATCAGCCAGCGCGTCTTGTTGTTGAAGGCCCCGTAGATGTCGGTGCCGTAGCCCACATGCGTGGTGTTGAGCGACAGCACGCCATAGTCGCCGCTGGCGGTGAAGCCGGTGGAAACGCGCACGCCACCGCCATTGATGACCAGATCGGCAGTCATAGTGTCGCCAGCGCGATTGACCTTGGCGTTGTTCAGGTTGGCGTCACCCGCATCGACATAATCCTTGCGCACCGCGTTGCCTGCTACTGGCGCAGGCACGGACGGAAGGACGAGTTGGCCCGTCATCGTGTCGCCTGCCTTGGCAACGAACGCGGAGTTGGTCCCGCTGGTCTGGATTTCCCACGCGCCGGATGCAGAGCGGAAAATATAATCAGGTCCACCCGCTGGGCTGTACTGCTGCCCGTCGATGGGGCTGTTGGGAAAATCGAATGCCATGTCGTCTCCTACTTATTCACTTCAGCGCCGCCGATCTGAACCCACTGCGCAGAATTCACGTCCACGATCCAGATCAGCAGCTTGCCTGCGTTGCTCTTCCACCAAAGCTGACCGTTGAGCGGCGAGGCGGGGGCCGTGTCCGACACCGTCGCCAATGCCGGTCCCGCACTGACCGATGCTATCGCCGCCTTGACGAAGCCCGTTGTGGCAATCGAAGTGTCGCTGTCGCTGGTCGCGGGCGTCGGCGCTTTCGGATCGCCCGTGAATGTCGGCGAGTTGATCGGCGCGAACGTGCCGGGACCGGCTATCGGCAGCACGGTCGTCGCCTGCCCTGCATTGTTGCCCTTGCCATAGTACAGCGTGTCGTCTTTTTCGTTGTAGGCAATCTCCGCTGCCGCAAGCGAAGACGGCGCGCCCGCCAAGCCCGCTGCGTCACGTCGCTTGATGCGCAGCGTGTCGGCCATCCTTAGAACGTCCCGCAATCGAATGTGACGCCGTCAATTGTCCCGCCTGTGATCGCCACCGCGTTCGCGTTCTGCAACGCCATCGAACCAAGCCCGGCGATGTCCGCGTTCGGGATCGTCGCCACCGTAGCGAATGGATTGGTGCCGTTGGCCTTGAGATACCCGGCAGGGAACGTCGCGGCCCCTGACCCGCCGTACACAACGCCCACGATGTTGCCGTTCCATGCTCCAGTCGTAATCGCGCCGACTGTGACGATGCTCGATTGACCAGCATAGTTCGCGGCAATGTCGATGCTGTCGGCGGCGACCGTGATCCTGTTGGCGGTCCCACCAACGTCAACCTGATTGCCGGTCTTCAGAAGACCAGCGCCAGCGACAAGCTGACCGGCACCGGAGAATTGCGTCCATGTGATCGACGTGGTGCCCAGCGTGCCACCGGGGTCGATGGTGCAGAGCCATCCGCTGTCGGCGTTGATCGTGCCCTTCTCGATGAACGTGAAGGCGGCGACCAGTTCGTTCCAAGTGTCGGCTTCGGCGGGTCGCGTCCACACGCCGACCTGAACGATATAGATGCCGTTGGTCGAGGGGACCGACTGATCCTTGACCAGCACCCTGTCACCAACGACAGCGGCGAAACCATCAACCGTCTGCGGACCATTCAGCGTCAGGTTGGCCGTGCTTGCGTACAGACATGACGCCTTCGGATCGATGCCCTGCGCGATGCTGTCAACGTAAGCCTTGGTCGCCGCGTCCTGCGCAGCGCTTGGATCGAGAAGCCCGGTGATGCGCTTGCTGTTCCACGCCACATCGATGTTCGGCGGCAGGAATTGATCGAGCCGGTTCGCCAGCACATAGGCGGTCGTCGCCAGCTTGGTCGTATTGTCACCGTTCGCTGGTGTCGTTGCCGTGGTCGGCACGCCCGTGAACGCAGGCGAGTTGATCGGCGCGCGTGTTGTGTCGGTCGGGTGGACGTGATCGCCCTTCGAATGCGTCGAGGATGTACCAGCCGCCGCAACGCCGTCCATCAACGGCAGCGCTGCCGATCCCAGCCCCTGACCGCCAATCGGAATGACGGTCGTTGCCGTGCCGCCTGCGCCGCCCGTCCCCTTTCCATAATAGAGCGTGTCATCGACCTCGTTGAACGCAAGCTCCGCGTTCGCAAGTCCCGCAGGCGCGCCCGGTGCGCCGCCTGTTCTGCGCTTGATCCTGAGTGTGTCGGCCATCAGAAATTCCCTCCGTCAACAATGTCGCCTGATGCCATCAGGACTTGACGCCACGCTGCTGATTGTCGTCCGTAGGCGATCCCGTCCAGTGGCGCTTCTGGAATGCCGCCTGTCCCCGCCGTCGCCGTCGAGGCGATGGTCAGCTTGTTGGATGCGTCGTCATAGACCAGCGTGATGTTGCTGCCAGCGACGAGCAATTGCGCCACGCGATCATCGACGGCTTCCGGAAGGCCGGGCGTCAGCGCATCAATCTGCGCATCGAAGACCGTGTTCTGCTGAACCCATTGGTTCGACGATGGATCGGCATAATAGAGATAGGTGTTTCCCGAATTGCTGTCCCACCACATCATGCCGTGCGTCGGGTTCGTCGGTGCCTCGTCGCCGATATAGATCGCGGTGCCGGGAATTCCCTGTATGCCCTGATCGCCCTTGTCGCCCTTGTCGCCCTTCGGTCCTCGCTGACCCGGTGGCCCCGTCTCTCCCTGCGGCCCCGGTGGACCGACGTCTCCGACATAGATGGTTTCAACATCGTCCGGTGACTGCACAACAATAGCGAGGTCGGCTTCCTGCGGCACGAGGACGACAGTGACCTCCTCGCCGCCGACAATAACGACGTCGTCGCCCGTCTCAGGGATTATGACGACTTCGGTTTCAACCTCGACCTCGACAATGTTCACCTCGACGCCCCCGGATTATTCGTGAACGTGCCGTTCCAGATGCTGCGCTTGCCACCGTTGAGCGTCATGACGTTGGAGTGATCGAAGTCTCCGATGCCAAGCCGCTCCAGTCTCTCCTGCGTGATCAGGATCGAGAACATGCCGTTGACCGGATCGGTCAGCTTGATTTCTCCGGTGTCGGTGCCAAGCCGCAGTTGCGCCGCCTCGTCGGCAGCATGACGACGCAACATCATCACCATCGACGCTCCCGTGATGTTGATGGGAACGTCGCTGATGGTCTTGTACTGAAAGACCCGATTGAAATCGGCGTCGTTCGCCACAGTGATGTTTACAACGGTCATGACGTCAGCCCTTCTTCAAATCCTTTTCCTTGGCGGCGAACGCAGCATCGACCTCCTTGCGGTTTCTGATGACGTGAGCACCGATGCGAGACAGCACGCTTGCCGAAATCGTGAAGCCATCGTTGATGTGTTCCAGCAAGTCGGTGGCCAGTTGCCGCATCCCTGCCGCATCGAGTTGATGGACGTTGCCATCGGCATCATGGAATGCCGTCGCCGCTTCCTCGTTTTCTTTTTGCAGGATGTACAGGCCCATGATGCGCGTCTGCGAATGCGCGTCGGTCTTCACCGGAAAGCCAGCGCTGCTGACCATGCCGCCCTGTTCTCTCTGGCGGCGTTTGAAGCCGACATAGTCGCGCAGCCCTGCGAACAGATTGTAGGGCTTCAGATACTCCTGAAGCGTCTTGTCGGTCTGCGAGCCGTCGAGTGCGCGAGGCCAAGACTTCGCCACGTTGCCGTCAGCGAACCAAGCCGCGTAGTCTGGATCGGTCGAGTTGACAATCTCCTGCTTGGCGCTGCTGTAGACGCGGCCATCGTCCGCGAGCCAATAATAATCATAGACGTTGAAGACCCGCATGCCGGTGACTTTTAGCGCATGTTCGAATTCAGCCACATTGACCTCCTGTGCTTTCCTCTCCGACAACAGTGCCGGGGAAATAGTTCTTGCCTTGACCAGTGTTGATGACGCCGTTCATGTAGGCGGCATATTTCTTGCCGGTCACGTTGGCGTAGCCGGTGATCGTCGGCGCGTAGCTTGCGTCGATGACGGAGTTTTCCATCGAGATGGCCCAATAGCCGATACTCAACGGGGCAAGGATACTCAGTATCTGCCCGCCAAGATGGATGAAGCCGTTCTGGAACGACATCATGTGCTGCGGTGCGTTGCCGCTGACGCGGAGGAAAGCGTCGGGGATGCCGTTCTGCGGTCCCGCCAAGATCAGGGTCGATGTCGATTGCACGCTGATATGGCTGTCATAGCAGGGACCGAAGTCCATATTCCAGACACCAAGGATCGCACCGCCGAACAGGCGAACGCCGTTGCCCATGTGCGGAGCCACGCCGCGACCGGATGACTGCACCTTGAAGCCGCAGATGTTCCAGCCGGGAGCCGAAACGAAGATCGCCTCGCCAGCGGTGGCGCTGATCACCACGTTGCCGGGGTTGGCGAGGTTGCCGGTGATCTGCACGCCACCAGAACCGTTCAGCGCTCCGCAGGAGAACGGCGGATAGGTGCCGTCCGCGCAATAGACCATGATGTAATAGCCATTCATGTTCCATGACTGAGCGGCGGTGATGGCGCGCTGGACTGTGCGGAACGGACCATGCGACGTGCCCGCAATCACCGTGGCACTGGTGCCGTCATAGAGCGTGTCGTTGCCAAGAAAGGCATCGCAGTAATAATTCTTCGGCGCAGTCATGATAGCGCCGATGGAGCCGGTGCCCTGAAGCTGAAGATGGTCGCCGTCATCGACAAGCATCACCACTTCGCCTGCCGCCAACTCGCCGCCCTTCAGCGCCACGCCGTCGCGCGTGACAAGCTCACGCGGCGGAAGGTTGTTGATGCTGAGTGTCGCCGACCCGGTGTTCGGGTTGATGATCTCCACGTTCCAATGCTGGCCTGCCTTGTAGGCTGTGATCGGCGGATCGGCGTTGATCAGGTAGACGTTGGGGATGCCGAAATCGACATAGTAATTCAGCTTGCCGCTCTGCACGCCGCTCGCCAGTTGGAATAGATCGCCGTTATCCGGCACCATCCCTGTCTTGCTGATGAGATGCACAATCTCGCGCTGCGGATATTCGATGGACGCGGCAGGCGGGATCGATCCCATCGTGCCGGTTTCGGGATTGCCGTTCGTGTAGACGGCATCTTCGTCGGTGTTGCCGAATGGTGCGTTGTATTTCACTTAACCCTCCTGTTCATGGCGTTCCTGCGATCCAGATGTGACAGTGCGGATCGACGCCGCAGTGATGTTCACCGACCCTGAACCACTCATAATTTTCCGCAGGCATCGACAGCCCTTCGTAATTGAAGATGATGACGGTGTGCGCGGGCTTCCAACGATTGAGCAAGCATTCCAGATCGTCGGCGAGGCCGATGCGCAGATGAGGATCAACGCCGGTCTGGCTCGCGCCGCAACGAAACCAAGTCAGCGAAGCCTGATCGACATAGACGGTCCAGTAATAGCGGTTCGCCAGCGGACCAAGCCCGTAGTTCGGCCAGCCTGATAGCTCGCCTTCGATCACCGGCCCGTCGCCGCGCGCGTTCATGATGGGCTGTCCCCACTGATTGCGCATCAGCGGATCAGGCGCGCCTGCTGCACCGTACTGGCGACAATCGCCGCAGCCATCCATCGCAACGAAGAACGGGCGATACTCCTTGATGGTGATGTGGTAGCCAAGCTCCTTGGCGACATCGATGAAGAACTGCCGCGACTGCGCACCCTCGATGGTCATGCGCCGCACCAGCGCCGCCTGCCGTTCTGCGACACTCTGCGGCGCGTCATAGCAAGGATCAGGCAGTCCCCAATTGCGCTCCCAATCGGTCAGCAATCCCGACGTCTTGTCCTGTTGCGGCAGCGTGGCACGCGGATCGCTCTCGCGCTCCAGCAGCAATGACGCCAGCGCTTCGAAGTCTCCCCAGATGCGCGTCAGTCCCTTGATGACGCGGGTAAGCGCACTCTCCTCGCCGCGCGGCCACGCCTGTCCCTGCGGCACCAGCGCTTGCAGGGCAACCGCATAGTCCTCGCCGGTTCGCGTGACGTGGCGATCAGGCGGCGGCGGCTCTGCCCAGAAGTGCAGTGGATCAGCCATAGAGAACGGTTCCTAAGCACGGCATGTAGCCGGGATCGGGCATCACTGTTGTTTCGTAATCGAGTTCGTGCGTCTCCTCGCCGACTGCCTGACTGATCGCCTCGTCCACCCATGAGCGATACCAAGTCTGTCCCGGCTTCGCGCGCCTGAACTCCAAATCCTTGATCGACTGTTCGATGCGTCCGCGCACGCTCGCATCATCGGTGGTGAGGTTGCGGATCGTGATGTCATAGAAGAACAGGATCGGTGCCATCACGAAGCAGTCGTACACCGTGACCGGGCGCATCTTGTCGATGTAGTCGCGCACTTCATCCAGATCGTCCTGTTGCGGCAGGCCGTGATTGTCTGGGTACAGATCGTCCATCAGGAAGCGGATGGTCATGGTGCCGGGTCCGATTTCCTGCGCAGCCCATGCGCGCGTCACACCGGGGACCGACAGCGCCCATGTGACGTAGTTCTCCTGCGTGCCGCCCATCGGCGGGTTCTGGATGCGCTGAAGGATGCGCTCGCGAAGCTGATCGTCGGTCTCCTGATTGACGCCGCCCGTCATGTCTCCGAACAGGATTGCGTTGTCCACACCAGCGACCGGCTGCACCAGCGCGATGCTCATGCCGTCAGGAAGATTGCCGACCGCTCCCGGCGTCAGCGCCACCGCCTCAGACGAGCCAAGCCCATCCGATCCGATGGTCGCCTGCGTCACGGTCTGATATTGCACGCCGTTGGTGCCGGTCATCAGCGCACCGACCGGGATCACCACGCCAGCGGTCCCTTCCCACTGCACCGCGCCGTGGGCGTAGGTCGCGGCCTTGCGCCCCTTGGAGCCGTCAGCGTTGGACAACCAGATCACGCCGTGCCGATCCAGCCACTCCGTCTCTGCGGTGTCGGGCATAAGCTGCTTCGACAACCAGTCCACATAGAGCATGGTGAGATGCGCCAGCCCGGCCATGCTGTCGCTCATGATGCGCAGCACGCTGTTGGGGATCATCGCCTTCGCGCCCAACTGCGACAGCACATAATCGCGCGTCAGGCGGCGCGTCTCTTTCAGCGTCGGCGTGATCCAAGGCATCAGCCTTCTCCCAATTCCTGCCAGAGGTCGGCATACCGAAGCTCGATTGCGGGATCAGGTCCGCGATAGATCGTCACCGCAACGTCGATGCGGTCGAGCGCAACCTTCTTCGCGACGACCTCGATGCGCGATGCAATGCGGTGCGTGAGGAACGGAGCCATCGCCTCGCGCGTCCATGCGTCGGCGCGCGTCAGCGTGGAGCCACCGTTCGCACTCGCTCCCGTTATCTTCGCGCGACGCAACAGCCAAAGCAGGCAACCGACCGGCCAGCCTTCCCATAGCTCCTGCGCGTCAACGTCTCCCCACCATCCGCCACGGTCTGTGCTGTCGGGATCGGGAAGCTCCTGATCCGGTGGCGCGAGCGCGTTGGTGCCCAGCGCGACGATGACCGCCGACTGAAGATCGAACCCGTCTTCAATCAGGTTCATGTCGTTCATCAGCCAGTCGAGTTGCACCGCATAGGCGGGGAAGTCGAGTTGCTGATGGAAGCGGACATCACCCTTCACCGGCTTGCCTCCAGTTCCTCGATGCGCGCTTCCAACTCTGCGATGCGCGCCTCAAGCGGACGCATGTCCAGCGACGTCGGCGGTCCCGGCTTCGGAGCCTTGACCAGCACCGCGCCTGCACCGCTGGTCTCCGTGGTCATGCCCTTGCCGCCGTTGACGCCGTAGACCGGATGATCCGCACCCTCGCTGCCCAGATGGATTTCACCGATGAAGACCCACTTGCCGCCCTCGTAATAACCGACGACCTTGCCGCCGCTGTTGAACTCGATGCGCTTCTTGGAAATCTTCATCTCATTGTTGACGCTGTCGCCTTCGTGCTTGTAGTCCTCGTGGTTGGGCGCGCTGGCCTTCTCCGCGCGTTCGTCCGGTGACGCGCGCTCGTAATCCCATCCAGCATCGATCCACGTCTGAATGTTCTTCTCCGGTGTGCCGCCCTTCTCGCGGTCTTGCTTTTTCTTTTCGACGTGACGCACCGAAACGAAGCGCTCCTTTTTCTCGCTCTTGCCGGTCTCGCGGCCTTCAGCATCGCGCAGCATCTTGCCGCCCGGCGCTTGTCCCTCGCCGTCGTCGTCCAGCGACATGATGAAGGTCGCGGCGTTGCGGATCAGCGTGCCCTGTCCCTGATGGTCGTACTGGAAACTTTCGCCGGGCTTCATGCCCATCGGGCGGTGCCTGCGATCATCGACACCGATCACCACGGGATGATTGCGCTGCCCGCCAAGAAAGACCGCGATGCCCTCCGCAGCCTTGCCCTTGATGTTGGCCATGTCGCCGCCACCACCACCGCCGCCACCACCGCCGCCCTTGTCGTCGTCGCGCGGCATCGGCACCATCGACATGCCGAAGTTCTGCATCCGCTCAACGATCTTGCGGCCTTCCTTCGCCATCCCGTCGAACGACATTTCCTGCATCATCGGATTGTCGTTGCCCTTGTTCAGCGTCAGCCGAACAATCTGATGCATCGCCCGCCCCGACATCTCGCTTAGACTGTTCCGGTTCATCGACCTCTCCTGTTCGATGGCGGCGTTGCCGGTGGCGTTGTCGCAGCCGCCTTGTCCGCCTCTGCTTTCGCCTTCGCCTCTGCAATCTTCTTTGCGCGGAATGCCAGCGCATCGCTGCGATAGTTGAACATGCCGTTCATGTGGATCGGCATCACCATCTTCAGCGTCGTTGTGGTTCCGCCGCCGTCCGACTGTTCGTAGGTGCAGCCCGCGCAGCCCATCACCTCGTCGTAAAGGATCAGCGACGGTGACGTGATCGCGTAGTATTCGCCAGCGCGCCATATCTGGTCGGACACGTTGGCGTCCTTGAACCAGCCCTGCACGGTCACTTGCGCTTCGATGTAGCTGCCTTCGGTGAAAACCTTTTCCATCTGCGCGCGGCGCTGGATGCCGTGCATCTTGTCGGCAACGTCGGCCACGATGACCAGATGGCGATTGCGCGAGGACGAACCACTCTCCTCCGCGACTTGCTTGTTCTCGCTCTCGCCGTTGGCGGCGTTGCTGCCCTTGTTCTGACCGACAGCGAAAATCTTTTTGTAGACCATCGGATCACGCGCGACGGCATTGGCGCGCAGGATGTTGATGCCCTCGACCAACCACCCGCGTGTCGTCGCCGGATGCTCACCGATCAGCAACAGCCCACCGTTCGCCTCTGAGCCAATCAGGATGTCGCGATGCTTGGCGTAGCGTTCGATGGCTTGGATCGGCGTCTCGCCCGGCTGGATTTGAATGTTCTCAAACGGCGTGCCGTCCACAGCACCGCGCTCGTGTATCTGGATGCCAAGGTGCATCGAGATGTCCTTGGCGAGTTGCGTGACCGACTTGCCGTCATGGCCGTCCAGCTTGTCGAGGGGCACCGACGAATTGACCAGATCGGACGTGTCGCCGCAGCCGATCAACCGGACGCCGTGCTGACCCTTGTCGTAACCGACATGGCGCTCCGTGATGTAGCCGAATACGGCAGGCGCGCCGCCAAGATAGACGCGCACAACATCGCCGGGCACGAACTGCGAACCGCTGACGCTCAGAGGCACCTCGACCTCTTCGCTGCATTCAAACTGGAATGTTGGGAATGCCTCGGTCCATTTCTGTTCGACGCGCACCGTGGTCCAGTTCGCGAAATACTGACCGCGCACTTCAAGGATCGCCAGTTCCTTTGAGACAGGAAGGCGCTCATAGACCGGCTCGCCGTTCTCCTCTCTCGGTGTCGCGGGCTTGTTGATCTGAACGCGCGGCGCTTCGATCGTGATTTCGGGAAGCTCGATCACATCATCTGGCATTGCTACACCGCCAACATCTTGCCCTCACGGGGCATGAAGGCCGGATGCACCACATGATTTTCGCTGATCAGTTCAGCGTGGCGGCGCGGGTCGGCATAGGCGCGCTGTGCCATGCGCAGCGACGGCATCGTTACCTGATAGGTGTAACTGATGACGCGCGGAAGCTGTCGCCCGCGATCCGCAAGATGCGCCGTCACCGAACCGTGCAGATTGATAATCGCCCTGTAGGTCGCTGCATTCAGATCGTCGGCGGCAACCTCTGCCGTTTCACTGAACGCGGCGTTCATGGACGTTGCGATCTGATCGACCTCCTCGCGCGAGCGGAACTGCATGTAGGCGATGATGCGCGCTTCCATCGCCAGCGTGAGCCGAACGATTGCAAGCGTTGTCTCCACTGCGGGAAGGCTCACGGGCGCTTCCTTCAGCGCCGCCTTGCGCACGCGGTCCATCGTCACCAGCGTGGCCGAACAATGCCGCGCCAGATCAACGCAGACGTTGAAGGCAAAGCAGAACGTCGGAAGATCGGTCATGTTGCGATCAGCGATCATCATGCCGACCGCTCTGCGCAGTGCGGTGCCGACCGTGCCTGTTGGCTTGACCGCAGCCGACAGCACCACCGGCCCGATGCGCTGGACGATCCCCAAGACTTCGTTGGCTTCGTCGCCGGTCATGAGATGATCCCCACGCCAAGGTTCGACTGAAACGCAAAGTTGCCATGCCCAAGGTTCTGCTTGATCGCGGAGTTGAGATTGGCGGCGCGGTCCCCGGCGTCGGCGCTTCTGTGGACCAGCGCGTAGCCCAGCATTCGTTCCACGCCCTTGTCCGTCAGATGTCCCGGTGGACCGATCAATTGATCCTCAAGCGCGAAGGCCTTGTCCTCGATCTGGCCCGAAGTTGAAATCTGTTGGCGATACTGCGGGTCGCCGTACTCGATGAAGTCCATCTCGACCGAACAGAAGCCGCCCTTCTCGCGGCTCTCGGTGACGGTGTAGGCCATCACCATTACCTTGATGTCTTCCATCATGTACGGCAGCGGCAATCGCAGTTGACCGGGACCATCTTTCTCCAGCGCGTCGATCAATCTGTTCTTCTGATCCCAATACTTCGGCCCGATCAGATAAGCCTGCACGAGAAACCGCTTTGCCTTGCGGCCCATGT